GTTGTTCTTTTCAACTTCAACCATTATCTTATAAGTAGTCAATAGCATCTTACTTGACCACGTATCTGCAGGTTGGTCAAGCATTCTAACTTCATCAAATTGTTTAGCAATATTAATGATATCACCAGGAGGCAAATCAGCGATAGTTGTATGATAATATCCACTTGCATTTACATCTTGCAATGGATCACTTACTAATCCGTGATTTTTATAAGTTCCTGCTAATCTAGTAGTTTGATCGTCGGTGTCTTCAGTAGTATTGCCTAATACTAGTACTCTTTTCATTGTACTAATACTTATCCATTTTTTTATATTTAAAGATATAATCGGTATAAATAAAACGTTGCAACTTGCAACACTAGGCACAAAAAAGAATTTAGGCAAACTAGAGGCACAAATGAAGATACCCAAAGATGCGAAGGCTCAATTAGAACGATTACTCGGCAGATTCATAAGGCATATTCCGAACAATACCGAATATCATAACAGGCTTATCGAAGAACTAGAGATCATACTCAAACTTCGCTTCGTCGATTACTTCCTAACAATTTGCGATGTACTGACGCTAACCAAAGACATAACACATATGACTCGTGGTTCAGCAGGGTCTAGTCTCGTCTGCTACCTACTTGGTATAACAGACGTGGATCCCATAAGATGGCAAATACCGGTAGCACGTTTCCTAAATCCTTTAAGGGATGACTTACCAGATGTGGATATAGACTTTCCACACTGGCAACAGGATGCCGTTATGCAAAAAATATTTGCTAAATGGCCCGGAAAAAGTGCTCGTATCAGTAACTATGTAACTTATAAAGAAAAGAGTGCAAGGCGTGAAGCCGCACGACGTCTAGGTGCATCTGGTAAACTCCCACGTGGCTTTAAGTACGAAGATTTAGATATAGATAAGGAAGAAGCAATGAGAATCGAAAGAAAATTATTAGGTAAGAAAAGAGCAATATCAAAACACTGCGGAGGAGTACTTGTGTTTAAACACAACATGCCAAAAAGTCTAATGAACGCAGACAATCAAATACTATTAGACAAACGTGAAGTAGAAGACTTAGAACATCTTAAAATAGACATTCTTGCTAACAGAGGACTTAGCCAACTACTAGAAATAGATTCAGACACACCGCTAGAAGCATACCCAGAAGAAGATTACGAAACAAGTCAATTGCTATGTAGTGGAAATGTAATAGGAGTAACCCAAGCAGAGTCTCCTGCTATGAGACGATTGTTCCAAGCAATACAACCAAAAGGAAAAAACGACTGCGTATTTGCTACGGCATTGATAAGACCAGTAGCAACTACAGGTAGACAGAAAGCAAGTTTCTTTCAAGACTGGACAGAACAAAGACTAGAAGATACTATTGTATATGAGGATGATGCAATTAAAAAGATATCTAAACTTATAGATTGTGATATGTATGAAGCAGACATGTATCGTCGTGCATTTGCAAATCGTGACGAAGAAAAAGTTATGCAGTTTATGGAGAAGATGGGCGAAAGCGAAAACAAAGAAAAGATTATACAGGAACTATACGGACTAGGAAATTTTGGATTATGCAGAGCCCATGCGGTAAACTTAGGTAGACTTATCTGGGCACTAGCCTATCATAAAGCACACAACCCAAAACAGTTTTGGAAGGCAGCACTTAAACATTGCCAAGGAAGTTATAGACGTTGGGTACATAAAACAGAAGCAAAGAATGTAGGGTGGGATCTGCGTGAACTAGGATATCCAAATGGTATTACAGAATCACCGCAACAACAATATAAACGTTATGGATATTGGACACAACCAGAATTTATGCCAAATATGTTTGTACAAGAAACATGGGGAGACAGAGTAAACTTTGCAGGGCTTGTTGCTAATGGTAGAGTGTTCAAAGGCGAACAAGGAAGATATGTAACATTTTTAACACTAGGTATCGCCAACGGAGAATATGTTGATGTCACTGTTAAGAAACCATTTGGTCATAGAGACCATGATGTTGTAGTAGGAAGTGGTAAAGTACGTTATAGTAATGGTGCTCGTTATATAGATTGTTATGACGCAAAAGGTCATAGACTACATCAGTATCTAAATTAGTTATTCGCTTTTTAATCCTGCTAACATGTCTTTTAACTTACTGCTCTGTACACTTGCAGTGATCTTTTGTGTCTCACCTTCTGGTGCAGTAACAACTCCTGTGTTGCCTTTGTTTTTAAGTTGGTCATAGATACTACTACTTTGTTTCTTGAACTGTTGATAGTCTTGGTCTTCACCTAAGTCACGAATACGTAAACTTTCTACATCAAACTCTAAATCTATCTTTTGTCCGACCCCACTTGAACTTCTAGTCTTCATAAGTTGTAACTGATATCTGCCACGTTCTCTCATTGCACGACTTGTAAATATACCAAACACATTGTCTGCAGTATTAATCTTACTAAGTCCTCCACTTATGTGACTGTGGTCAAACTCTATTTCATCTACTGCACCTCTGTTCAATTGCGAAGCAGTAACAAACACACAGTTTAATTCTTTTGCTAAGTTACGTAACTCTTCAGATACATACTTGTCCTTAACAAATAAATCACTTGGCGATACTTTAGCACTAACTGGCATAAGCAAATCTAAATAATCTATAAGCAAGAAGTCTATAGTCCAACCATTCTTTATCTGTAATTCTTTTAGGTATGCTCTTATATCATTCACATTACTTTGTGCAGGCATATATTTTATTTGTAGATTGCCTGCTTTCTTACCAGCCATTTTAACTTTCATCTCTACTGTATCCAAGTCTTTAAATACTTCCTTAGTAGATACATTTGTAAGCATACTATCTATTCTCATAGCACTTAGTCCTTCACTAAGTTCTAATGTTAAGTATACACCGTTCAATCCATTTGTCACCCAGTTCACTGCTAAGTTTTGCATAAACAAACTTTTACCACTACCAGAGCCACCAGCAAATATATTCAGTTCGCCTTTGTTCATACCACCAAACAGTTTACGATCCATTGCGGGCCAACCTGTAGTAATCTGTCCATTGTTATCTTTCAATGCCATAAGTCTACCTTTAGGATCTAAGAAATAATCTGTACCCATATCTTTTGTAAGACTTATCTGTACCGCATCTTTGATTAGTTTTTCAACTGGATCATATGTTCCTTTTTCTAATAAGTCTGCCGCCTTAAGTATTGCACGTTCTAGTTCTTGTCTCTTTGTAAATCCTTCAAACTCACTTAGGAACCAATCATTATGACTATCATGTATATCTGGTACAGGCTTTAGTTCTACCCCTGTCACTGCTTTCACTTGCTCGTATGTAGGCAAGGCGCCATGTTCATCGCTATGTGTCTTTATAAACTCTGCAGTATCATACAAACTCCTATCAAAGTTATCAATGTTGTAAATATTCTGCACACGAATATAATTCTGTGCATCATTCATCATCATTTCTAAAAATAGTTTTTGTAAATCTTTTGTATATTCTTTTGCCATTAACACTTCCCACAACTAAACAGACAATAGTCTGGCTTACTATCTTGTATTGTAGCATAGAAATCCTCAAATCTCCTAATACAATCTGTCAAACTATTACTGTCTATACTCATTTTATTTTTCCACCAATCAGACCTATACCACCAAGTATAATGTTTACTGTGACAACAAGGAGCATACAAGCCATCAGCACTAATATAGTGCATAGTAAGATCTGCACATTCTGGATCAATATCAACATCTCTTTTATTATATTTTTTAAAATTTTGTTTTACTTCATCTTTGGACCCAATATAATTGCCTGTAGGTCTAAAACTATCATTTATTTCCCATCTATCACTAGGGTCCAACATAAAGTAATCTATGCCTAGGTCTGTACTAAGTGCTTTTGCAGTTTCTATATCATTCTCATTAAACGCCATAGGTATATATTTCCAAGTAGTTTTAACATTATTTTGTGTACAAATTTCTATACCTTGTTTAATTGTTTTCCAGTCTCCATTTATTCTGTATGTATCGAAGTTACTAGGCAAGCCATCTATACTAAATTTTACACTATCGTTTGTCCTAAGAATAGAAACAAGTTCTTTCCACCAGGATTTTGGTTTTCTACTACCATTAGTTGTAATACTTATAGTTTCTGAAAAAGACTTTGATACGTTTACTAAATCTATAAAATTCCTATGATATATTGGATCTCCTAGGTTACCACAAAAATTTATATTTTTAACCTTAGTGTCCACAAATGTTTCAAAACTATTAATATTCAAATCATTTATTGCAAAATTATTCTTTCCAAACTTATCAATAAAATTTGTCCGTTCGCATCTAGGACACCCTAATGTACATCTACTAGTCGCTTCAACATGTAAACTATGAAGCATAATAATTTGTTATTTCTTTAGAACTTGGAAATTTATTTAAGTCATAGCATAAAAGTTCTATATCTTGTTGTCTAATATAATGTTGTATCATTGCTTCTAATAAAATATTTCCGTTTAAGTTTACATTATGATTTGCCTTACCTTGTATAGTATCTTTGTACATTTTGAAACTATAAAACTGTTGCCAAACCTCATCTTGTCCATCAATCCATTCGCTACATAATTTTTCAAACTTATTTTTGTCAGCAACACGACCTGCAGTGTAATACAAGATATCAATAATAATTTCTTTCAAGTGTACAAATATATCTTTAGCATCATATATAATATAGCCTAATTGTTTTGCTATTTGCATTTGTTCTATCATCTCTTCCGCATACCAGCCCATATATGTATAGCTCATATGTTCACGTTGTTCCCATATAGTTTTATATTTTGTAGTGTGTCTTTGTCTATCCGGAACTTTTTGTTGTGCTATTCTCATAAAGTCTATATTATCTTTATGAGGTCCTAAATAAAATAGGTAATCTTCGTGTGTAGAAATACTTTTTATGTATTCAAGGACTTGTTTTCCGTTCCAATCCTTCATTGGTACAATAGGCGTAAAAATATTTACTTCTGCACTTTTGTATATTGGATTTTTAAGTTGGGCAGAAGTACACGGATGCCATTGTTTACAAAATTTATGACTATTAAATGCATTGATCGCAATGTCCTCTTCGCCTTCACGCAATCCTTGTCTATATAATACAGGTAAACATTTGTGTGTACTTACTTCTCTTATAATTTTTTCTATAGTGGTAGCGGCGGCACCTGGTACAAATACTAACCAAATGTTCACCAACGTTTTCTCCTAAGATTTATTTTTAGACTCATTGTCTCTTTTGCATCAATAATACTTTTCAGTGTAAATAATTTACCATATCTTACAACTGCATCATTTACATCTTTAATATCATTTTCCCATTCAGGAAAACTTACACTCCACCCAAACTCTAATGCATCATCTATAAGTTTCTGTCCTGCACGATCCTTATCAGGTACTAGTATAATTTCCTTACCAAGTGTATCTATTATCTGTGCTTGTGTTTCACTGCAACGATTATTCATTATGCCTACGCCGCCTATACACATTGCATCTAACAACCCTTCAGTTACAACTATAAACCTACTGTTAGGCAACTGATTATCAATGCCATAAACGAAACCACTATCATGACTAGTAAAATATTTGGGTTTGGTGTCATTATCTATACTCCTTGCACTAAATCCTATTGTACGTCTACCCCATTTGAAAGGTACAATTAATCTATTGTACATGCCAGCCGCTTTACTATCACTGTACATAAGTTTTTCTACTGGCAACGATCTACTTTCAGCATATAATCTTATGTGTTCCGGTAATTCGTTTGTACTATTCTCGGGTAATTTCCTTGACTTAAAATCTATTGTAAACTTTTCTTCTTCAATTATTTCTTCGACTGTATCTTTTATTCTTAGTGCTTCGATGTTAAGCATCTGTCTTGTGTTTTCGTCAATACCTAACCATGTTAATAACTTTCTTAACTTAAAACTAATATGTCTGCCTGGTTGCCATCCTGTTTTAAAGTTGCAATTAAAACAATGATAACTTACTGCATCACCATTTGTTATAACTCCGCCTCTGCTACGTTTATCTGCACTTTCGCCATTATGATGACAACAGACTGCGTTGAAACTTACCCAACCATTAGTAGTTCTCTTTTGTTTGCCTGGCAAACTATCTATAATTGTTTGTTGAATACTATTCAAAAGTCAACATCTCTGCCGTTAATGTTATAAGTGCCGTGAGTAAATCCTGCATCCATTTTTTCTACTTCGGTCATGTCATCACTGTCTACTCTACGATTAGGATCACGTTTCATTTGTTCAAGCCTACTCGGTTTTTTTGCATTGTCTTTTCCACATACAGAGCATTCGCCTGTAACACCACCGCAACTGCCTTTTACACGTCGGCCTCTCAGGAGGCCTATACTCATGGCCGCCACTATAACTAATAAGAATCCCAAGCATAATATAAATGTCTCCCAAACCATTATTATTTCATTCTTTGTATATCTTTATATGTACATTCATCTTCAATAGTAATCTCACTATCTGTTTCTATCCACAGTTTAGCACCACAACTTAATGGCTTGTCAGGTCTATAAACCATTTTACTAGGTCCATGTATTTCTACTGCCCTGCCATACCTAGCCTTGCTACCTTCTTGTACTCTACACACAGGCAACTCGCGGTCATGTTTTTCATTTTGTTGTATTATATTTCTGTTTATATGGATGTACTTCATTGTTTTATTATATGGCTTTTTACAAAATCAGTCAACCTGATTGTAAAATATTCATGTCCTGCTTCGTTTGGGTGTCCACCGGATGCAATTAAATTTAAACGGTCATCTTCTTTCATTGCACGTCTTAACATGTTATCCATTGAGAACCCATCTATAAAATAATTAGGATAGTTTGTTGTTTCATGAGTACCTAATGCATTGAACTGTAAAATAGGAATATTATTGGCTTTACATATACTATTAACAATTAACTTTGCATTTTCTGTATACATTATATGGCTTTCTTTATTAGAATTTATAACCCATTCTTTAGCACTAGCATGCCATCCATTTTCATTACTAGCAAATCCATTATGAACCCACCTATCATCAAACCAACTCATTCTAGTTCTAGCAGTCCATCCTACACATATTATAATTTCATCATCTGTAGAATTATTTAGTATGTACTGACTTACCTGTTGTGCGATTGCAAAGTTACTATTTGCAGGTTCACCTCTATTATCATATTTTAAGTTTAAGTCTTCAGCAAGGCGACCAAGCCAAACATTTTTTTCTCTATATTCATAATTATCAGGATGGTTAGAATCTTCTAGTGTACTATCAAGTAATTCACTACCATAGGTGAAACTACAACCAAAGCCTACTAGACGCATTATGGTCTATATAATACTTGACTCAATGTTCCTGAAGTTGTAGTACGAACAAAACGAACTGCACTATACACACCAGTAAAATTTATAACGGCATTATCTGTTTGATCTGTATAATTTGTTGTAGATATAGTTGTAAAGTCTGCATTTTGAATACTATTACTTGGGTTAATTGAACCTTGTATTGCCAGGCTACCTGTGAACGCACTACTAAAATAAACTTGAGCAGTATGTTGGGCAGTATTACGATTTATATATGGTGCAATAGAGATTGTACTTCCTGTATCTCCACCACCAAATGCTTCTGTTGTGCTTTCTTTAAAAGCAGGATACATACCTTCAACAACTTCTAGAGTGCCATTAGCACCAAAGTTATCGTCTGCATAAGCAGGACTTGTTCTGCCTTCTGGTCCTGTAACTTTTAGACTGTAAGAATAAAATTTAGCATCTAAATTTAATAAGTCACCTTCTGTAATACTTGCTTCAAATAACCCTTTGCGAGTATCTATAGCAGTCAGTGCTCGTTCTGTATATGCTACACTATTTTCTTTATCCATTATAATAATGTTTGCAGTATGATCGGTCATTGCAATACGTTTTTGATCTCTATTCTTGAACTCTATTCGTATGAAATTGTCTATACCTCTATAGACTTTTAAGTTAGGTGTGTAAAACATGCTCATTTGATTATTAACTCCAGTATCAGTTACAACCGCAGTGTGTTTTTGTGCATATAAATATCCAGTAGTAACAGTCATACTGTATTTATAAAGGTTTTGTATGCCACCATTAGCAGAAGAAATATTTGATCAATATCCTTTTTTAAGTTTAGTCACTTATGGCGGACAAGAATATGTAGGGATAATACAAAACCAAGATGATGCATTTCTTAGCATGTATGACTACAGTAGACTTAATCCCGACTTAAAGCCATTATTCCTAGAACTAGGAGATACCTGGTGGTGGGAATCTAATAGAACAATTCCTATAAACTTATTCCTCAAAAAAGACTTCAATGAATTTAGTAAATACTTAATAACATTTAATATAAAAGATACCGAAGTTGTAAGAGGTCCTAGTGTAAGTATTGCTGACCTTGCAAAGAAAAGAAGCAAACGTCGAAATATTCAACTGGTGAAAAAAGTAAAGTAGACTATGGAATTTTTACTAATGCTTCTTGTGAAGCATGCCATTGTGGATCTTGGTATCCAAGCACAACTAAAAGACATAAACAAGAGTAATTACCTTGGTAACGGTCATATACATTATTTTCAACACGGTTTAGGTACAATAGTTATTGCTGGACTATTTCTTCCTGCATTTCCTGCAATTATGTGTGCAATTTTAGATTACATAATACATTGGCACATAGACTTTAGTAAGCATAAATTTAATAAAATTTTTAAGATAGAAAGCCGGACACCTATTTGGTGGTGGACAAATACAATTGATCAATGTCTACATTTCGTTACTTACTATTTTTTAGTAATTTATTTTAGTGCAATGTCTTTTTTAATGGTTTGGTAACTTCGTATCCGTTATAATCTTCTTCTACTGTATCTATAACATGACCTAACATATTTTTAATTTCTTGGTCAGATAGAATTGCTTTATACAAAATTATACTATGTTTCAATAACATAGTTGCCATATACATAGGATCTTGGTCGTCTTTAAGTTCTGTCTTAATATGTTTAGTAAGTTTATCTTGTATTTCTGCCATTCTTTTTAAATTATTTTTCATTTTGCTCCTCTAGAATATTCATGTGTACTACAACTAATTGGGCATATGCAACTGCGTGTGCTTTCTTAAAACTGTAGCTGTCTTGTCCTGCCTTATCCCATATACTTTGTCCTACTTCACTCCATGTTTTACCAATCAAGTGTCTTTTTGCAGGACGTATTACTGCTAGGAACATTGCCATACGAGGTATACTTGTTATGTCCTCAGGCATTCTTGCCATTGTTTCAAAGTGTTTACCAATGTGTATTAGTTGTTCAAAGTAATCTCTATCATGCAAGTTAGTCCAATTGGGCTCACGCATCATCTCTACTAAATGTATTTCATCTCTTATACTTTGATATACATTTACATTGAGTAAATCTAATTTAAAATAACCAAGTTCTTCTGCTGACTTATGATCTACGGTTGCAAGTCCGTCATGTGCTACAGGAACTTTATTAAAATATACACCAGTATTGTGTTTATTGCCACTCTCTAACCTTGCTCCTACACCTTTCACATGTCTTAGTAAATGTGTTCTATCAGCGAAATCTATGTCTACGTCTGGCATATCAAACATTATTGTATCCCTTCAAATATATTATACAACCTTTTTGCAAAGATGTCATGTACTTCAGTACTAGGATGTCCATGTTCTTTGTGTTTGTCATAGTCGTATGGCTTGTGACCTAAATCATAATAATGTTTTACAAAATTAAAATTAAATAAATCAATACTATTTGTTTTATTAAATTCATTACTAAATTCTTTTACTGCATCCATACCTGGATCCATACGAACAGTATCTGCTGAACAGTTAGCCGCCCAAAAAATTATAAATTTATAGCCTAGGTTCTCACATAAATTTTTAAGTAAACTTGCTTGGTAAATTGTGTTAATTACCAATCCATCAGGGTGTCTTGACTTAATCCACTCCTTCATATAATTTCTATATGGTTGTGCCGCAGTAGGAAGAACTGCTTCGTTGCGTCCTATTTTCCACCAGTCATCATGTATTGATGCTTGGAAACTTGCAAACTCTCCATCATCAAATTCAAATTGTGTCCATTTTTCTACACCATGATCTTCTATCCATAATTCATTTCTATATAAAAATGATAGACCAATAACAACTTTTGCATCAGTAATATTTTGTTTTTTTAATTTAAGAAGATCTCTGGTAGCAGTTCTAAATATTCTATCGTTACTACTTCCTTCAATACCTTTGTGTAATAATTCTTCTATATAGATTTCACTTAGATAATCGCCATAATTTTTTCCATTTGTCAGACTATAACTATCTCCATTGACATAAATCATAATCCTGCCTCTTTCAAAATATGTTTTACCCATTCTGTATCTGCAAAGTAATCTACAAATTTACGTTTCCAATAGTCTGGATCAATATATGGAAATACCATTTCTATTTGTTCTGTACTTAGTTTGTTTAATGCATCTTGTCCACTTGTACAATTAAAAATTATCCAACTACTAATACGACCTGTAGTGATGTCTTTGACAAGAACGTTGCTACTTACATAACAGAAGTAATGATTGAATATGCTTTCCTTTTGTTCTGCCCATGCTTCCATAGTTTTTATACTGCGTTCTAGTGCATCTTGTGTTGCTTCAGTACGTAAGTGTTCAAATAAGTATTCTTGATATACAATATCCTTTGTCCAATAGTCTAGTTTTTTATTCTTTCCTATGACCCAATCAATAAACTTTTGTGTATTGATAGCACGAATGTTTACCATATGTCTACCAAACTTTATAAATGCATTATAATAAGGACTGGTACTAAAATCTGCATATGTTTTAAACTTTGCACTGCCTTGTGTTAGTTCATAAAAACGTAAATAGGCAGTCATACCTAGTTTGACTCCTGGTTCATTTTCTTGTTGGGCACGACGCTTAGGCTCACAAAGATGTGCCGCAAGTGTACTCTCCTTGCGAAACTCTTTGCCACAATATTGGCATTTATAATCTTTTGTTTCCATAGTACGATTTATTATAGCATCTTTTATTATTTCTGTAAACTGTTGATTCATCTTATTGTTTGAATCCACATTTTATAATATTCTTTTATCCATTCATTTACATTATCAAAGTCTGTGTACCCTAAATGATTATAAAATAATTCTATACCATTCACGGTAGCACCTATATCTTCAAACCAATCTGTATCCCAGGTCAAACCCGTTTTACTATACCATTGAACTTCTTGTTGCATACTATGACTAGGTCTTTTACTTAAAAAGTTATTACAGTTTATAAAATGTATTTGTTTTGCAAAAGGAAATACTTTTAAATTAGCATATCTAGTTTCTTCATCGTGACATACATAAAAGAAATCTTTATCATTTTGGTTACTCAACATAATACCTATGTCGTTAAATGGTAGTCCAACTTCTAACTTGCCTAATATTGCGCCATGTTCAAGTGTACCACTTAATTTAAGATCTCCTAGAAGTTCGTTACAACCTAATCCTAAATCTTTCCAGGGTCCACTGTGTACAGTCAATCGATTAAATAGAAATGTTTGCTTTTGTTCTGTCGTGTAATTTATTAGATCCTGATGTTGTAATACTGCATGTTTGCTGAGTCCTAAACAATTTATTACAAACTTTCCTCCAGCACCAGGCGGATAACACACAAATATTATTTTATCTGTTTCGTAATTCAAAATAATCCTCTTGTTTGCTATCTCTACGTAAGTCTAATGTAATACAATGTAACCCACCATCCCAGAAGTATCTATGACGCCATGGAATATAAACAGGCTCGATATTATGTTTACGTAAAAACTGATTTATTTGTTCATTATTATTTTGGCTAACACAACAATGGTGTTTATCTAACATTAAAACATTTACATCAAAGACTGTCTCTTCTACATAACCCACCCAATCTTGTAGCCAGGTCTCTACAAATTCTGTAAATGCGTTGTTTTCTTCTTCGCCAGGCAACCACCATTTGCCAGCGTTCTTATGTTTCAATTGTAAGAAAGGATTTAACTTGTTCCAACTTTGATCTGGCAAGTAACAAACCTCCCAGTCTGGAAAACTATCTTTATATTGTTGTACACCTTCTAGACTAATTATTGCTCCAGGTGTGATTGTGTGAAATGATGCATCATTATGTCCACCTATATCTAAGAAATAATTTCTGAACTTGTAATTAGTTGCACGGTCTATACAATTACTTGCATATTGCCATTTGTCTTTTTCAAGTTCAAAAATATCTACATAAATGTCTTTGCCTACTACTGTGATGTTTGGAGCATCAATAGGAAAGATATCATTACCATCATTATTAAAATATAATTTATTAAGGTCTACAATATTATCATTATCATATTCTTTAAGTGCCTGTATAATACTAAAATGATCTCCGTTACAGTAAATTAATTTATCACTTGCCACAAACTGTCCGTCTCTAGGTTGTAACGGTGCCCTCGGCACACCTTGCTCTCCTTGTATGCTTCCATCTTGTTCTAAAAAGTCTGTGATCTTATCTTGAGAATTTACTATTGGTCTAATTACTTCACAACCAAATTGCTTTAGTACAGTTTCAAAGTTTTGTAGATCTTCTTGTGTCTCGTCTGCAATCCTTTGTAGATTGTATTTTACACTACTGTTTGGCATACTACGAAAAAAGTCAGCACTGTAACAATCACCAAGCATGACTGCTTTTAGTTTATCCCATTTATTATAATTTAAATACTTACTCGCCATATAACTTTGCTATTTCTTTTAGTTCTTTATCTGTATAAAGATTGGCTAACATATCTAGTTCATCGCTCTTTACATGAGGATGATATCGTTCTACTTCTTTACGTCTTTTGCTACTATTATTCTTATCTTTCTTTTTGTGTCCTACCCACTGATGAAACTGTGTCCCCATACCCGGGCTGACAGTACATAATAATTGCCATACAAGTTTAGGATGTTTTGCTAATTCAAAATAGGTACAGTTTACCCGTTGATTACCTGCCATAAGATAATATGCTTGTAGTTCATTTGTGCCTTTTACTAAACTTACATAACGATTAAGTAAAAATGGAGACAATTGTTTTTGATGTTCTGATGTAAGACGATCATAAAAGCCATAGTCCTTTTTATCTATTGCCGCTAATACTGTATTCAGTGGTAGTTTGTCAGACATAGTTTCTCTTTCAAAAATGTTTGCCAGTTATTTTCATCAATTTCATCAATACTCCAGTTACGCATTTTTCCACTAACAGATTCTATTAAATTATTATCATATTCAAAGTTAAAAATTTTTTCTAATGCTTTGTAACTCCAGTTATTATAAAGGTCTATGTGACTGGAAATGTAACTATGTGCATATTCGATCTTATAATCTGGACAAATTGTGTTGTTAACATTATAATATAATTCTGATAGATATAGCAAGTTAAATATATCTTTATAATTCACACTAATAGTATCATTAATATCGCTTTGATTATATTCTGTGTCTGCTATGTTTAATAAATTAACAAAAAATTTGTTAACAATTGTTGCTAGAATAAAATTGTTCACTAAATGATTTTTATAAAATATATTGAATACTGCTTTAATTTTTTCACTTCTAGTGGGAGTCAATATTCTTAAAACTTTTTCATTGCTACTTGTATAATCCATATCATGGGTATGCCCATCGTTGTTACTTTTAATATATGAATAAATTGGGTTATTCTCTGTTAATGAATCAACTCTGATGTCAGAAGTATTAGCCTTAAACTCCGGATGTAGGAAATGTCCTAAGAAATGCCCACTTGCTCCTCGTGGAGCACATACTTTGTAGTGTAATTTACTCATACCAATATCCTCCTGTTTCTAATATATCACTAAATGATAACATAAACATACGTGCATCGTCAAGTTTTGCAAACTTTAGTATAACTTTTGATCCATCTTGTTGGTGATCATACTCTAAAGGACTACGTACTTTTAAATACTTGTTCACTCTATCTATAAGATCTACTATGAGTGAGCCACTGTTCACCTTTGAGTAAAAATCTAATTCAATTGTAAATTCAAAAGCACGATAATCAATTTGGTATATTTTACCAGGCTCTATCAATGCTAACGATTTCGTTTTGCTTGTTGATTTCTTTGGCGCAGTATACGCACTTGGGGTTCTCCACACCGGTCTCAATGGGTATCGCAAGTATTTGTCCTTGTTTAAGTTTAGGAAAAAACCATTTTACATCACTGTAAATGTCAACAATATTTACCGGTAAGTAGTCGTGTCTAAAGTCGCCAAGTGGATTAAATAAAAATGCGTCGAAGCCTCTATCGTTAAGACTGCTAAATGCTAACATTTCTAAGTCACCGCAATGTTTATCACCTATTAATATTTTCCAGTCAACAGGCATACGTATTTTATGTTTGCCTATCTCTAATACTACTGCAGGACTATTAAAACTTTCTAAGAATATTAATGGTATAAAAAAATAATCTGGATCCGCAGGATTACTATTATCTAATATAGCAAACCTAAGATCATCTACCTCATCTGGTATATCATTCATTTCATAGGAAGTATTTTCTAATGTTAATATTCTCATTTAATATACTGCCTTTATCTTATCTGCAATGCCGTATTTTACTGCTTCTTTTGCACTTAACCAAACATCCTCTGCAGGAAGTAATAATTCTCTAATTTTCTTTTCTGTCATTCCTGTGCATTTTTTATAGTGAGCTATCATACGTTCAGTAGATAATTCAAACTCTCTGACACGTGCAAATAGTTCGTGTTCCTTGCCACTGCTACCCCAACTGTATTGATGAGAAAGTATACTTGTATTAGGCGTGAGGATACGTTTACCTTTTTCTCCTGCCATAAATGTTAATATACCACAACTTGCAATAAGTCCCAGCCCAACAGTTTTAATTGGTATTGCACTGCCTTTCATTGTATCTATTAAAGCAAAGGCTGCATGTACACTTCCGCCTGGACTATTGATTATAAGTGTAAGTTCTTTTGGTCTATGGACTGAAGGTAATAAATTCTTTTCTATTATCCATTGTACGATAGGCTTAGTAGATTCAAAACTAAATCCGTCTGCCATATAATAGATACCGCTTTCCCACATCATCATTCCTGGATCGGGGAGTCCTTGTTTTTTGTCTGACATTATTTTTTACCTTGTCCTCTATATGATTTATATGTTCTTCTTTTATGTTTATTCATTTTGCATAACGAAGGCTTTCTACCTATGCTTGTCTTACTACTATTTCTTTCATGTATTGTTACTTGCACCATTTTTGCCATATTGATCTCCTAAATGTTCCAGTCGGCTTTTTCAACCGTAAATGGATAGTTGGCTTCTTTATAGAAGGCTTTACGTTTTGTTAAATGTCTTTTTGCGAATTTGCAAGTGCTGGTTATGTCCCAGATTTGTACGAAGTCTTTGTCTTCTGCTTTTCGGATTCCACGTCCAATACTTTGGATAACCCTAACAAAAGACTTACCAGGCTCAACAAGCACAAGATTAAAAATACGAGGAATGTTAATCCCCACCGCCGCCACCCCGTAGGTTGCAATGATAACCTTTCCTGTAGCAGTTGATATCTCGTCATATTCTGTTTTTCGATCTGCACCTTTTGTACTCCCTGATACAAAAACACTATCTGGTATTCTACTTTCTAGTTCGTTACCAGCCGCAATCCTATCTACTAAGATAAGTGTATTGCCTGTGTCTTTTATACTATCACATAAACTACTTATATAATCTAATCGACCTTTATCTTCTAATAAGTATTTAAGTTCACTTTGATAGTTTGTGTGAACAACTGTATCAATCATCTGTACTACATTTACATGACACTCTGCAAGTACGCCTTTGTCTTGTAATTCTTTTGCACTAATTTGATTTATTACAGGACCAATACTGCAAACTATTCCTACACTTTCAAACTTTTCTTTTGGAACTGTTCCTGTCAGTCCCCAACGGATAGGAATATGCGACATCACTCCTGTAAGTAGAGCAGTAAGGGCATCTGCTTTTGCCATATGTACCTCATCAACCATAATGCAAACTACATCTTCAATAAACTCACCTATAGTAATTGGTGCTACACTATTCTTTGTGTTCTTTAATAATATATTAAGACTTTGCCATGTGCAGATTGTATGTGTCCTACCAAACTCTTTACGGTCTCCGAAGTACACGCCAACATCTAATCCCATGTTTACATAATCTTCTTCTGTCTGTGTAACAAGACTTTTGTTTGGAACTATTACAATACTTCTGCCATAGGGTTCTACACTTTTACTAAGTGCCGCCGTCATTAATGTTTTACCTGCACCTGTTGCAATTTCCTGTAGACTTTGTTGATTGTTCAAAAATCCATTTATAGTTTCTACTTGATAATCTCTAAGTTTTATAGGAGTTCCTGCAACCGGATGTCCTTCGGGCCATAGTATATCTGCAAATGTATCTTCGTCCACAGGTTCTAGTTTAAAGTCTGTGTCGTATTCACGTAAGTCATTTAGTGTAACATCATATCCTTGACTTTCTAGTACAGGCAATATATCAGGCAATAAATTTATATACGTACTACCACCTAGTTGAAAGAATGCTTTCTTGCCATCCCAACGTCCTAGTTTTACTGCTGGTAAATATCTTGCATAAGGAATCTCATACTTAAACATGTTACTTAACTTACGTCTTGTATCCAAGTCTAGTCCTTCTATTTTAACATTTACTTCATCTTTTACATGTAGTACTGCTGGTTTCATGCCATACTTTCTTTTTGTATTGTATATAAATTATACATTATATCTTTTAATAATTCAATTTCTTTTGGCCCATTAAGTTTTTTTATTGCAATTTTATTAATATCAGGTTGTTGTACTAGATTAAAATTACTTTCTAACCTGTACAAAATGTCTTTATTTAAAACATTATGAGCGTCTCTTAGAACTGATAAGTTATCATCCAATAATTTAGCAGTCCTTCTAAAAGGATCTCTATCCCATTGACTACTATAATTTACAATATCAGTAAACATATCAAACCCTATACGTTCCAAACTATGTGCCGCCCCATAACCACTTACTATAGGAATATTATGGCTAAGAAAAGCATAGTGAGTTTTTTCATTATAACTACAAGCATCTTCCCAAAAACTAGTTTCATTTACTATATTAAAAATGCTATCTCTTAAAGGTTCATAAAAATAATTTGTAAATATATCTGCACTGCTACCATCTAAAGCCTTAGGTAAGTCTGGATCTATTTCTTTAAAAGGTAATCCAGGCCCAATGTCTTTTACATATGGTAAATGCTCACCTATACCATCCTGTTCTGCATTAAAACATGCAGTATAAAAATATTCTGTGGGTTGAAAATTTTTATTAATCCATGCACTGCATAATATTCTATGTGGTTTTGCTCTCACATTAAGGGTAATAAATTTATATTTTCTTGTTTCTTTAATAGGAAGTGCATTTGTAAAATTTTTTACATAGTCCAAGTATGGCATGTAAATATTATTTTGTGTTGTATCTACATACAAATACATATCATAAATCCAAATAGGATTGTTATTATTTTCTATAAAAAAACTTTTATTTTTCATTGGTATAAGATCACTAATATATACGTAATCTTCTTCTGTTACAGTATGATTAGTAATATCAGGCCCATTAATAAACTTATAAGTGCTTCGAAATTTCATCTGCTATCCTTTGGTGACCTTCCTCAAGTGGATGTCCGTTTGGACCTGTTGGTGACTCAAAACACCATTCAACTAATCTACCAATGTAACATTTTAAATTAATAGGCTCGTCCCATGTAGTACAGAAGTAATGAGGCATATCTAAAAACTTATCAAGTGCAATCATTTGTGTAGCAAGTTTTTGTCTCGCCCATTCTTCGTCCCATTCTTTAAATAATCCAGGACTAGTATTAGGAGTATGTTGGTATCCATTTATTTCTAATCTATTAGGAGTTGTCCATGCTACAATAACTGCGTCAACAGTATTTTTATGTAAGTAGCCTATTGTATTTCTAAATATGTAATCATTACTAGCACCAGGTACTGCTAAGTTTACAACATCTTTATTAAGTAAATAGGGCCATGCTAATTTAGGGTCACTTAGTTCACTTCCATACGTAAAACTATCACCTATAGTAAGTATCATTATCCTATCTCACCATTAAGGGGCAAAATTGTTATTTGTATCATCCAGTTATCTGGGTCATTCATTTCTAAACTTTGTTCACCACCAGCATCTGCTAGTTCTTTATTTTCATATACGCCAACCAACTGTCTATATTGTGAATGTTTATTTTGCTTTTCGACAACGTAGATACTCATGGTCATAGTATTGCTATCCTTTTTTGTATATTATCAACAAGACTACTTAAACCGTTCCTACGTTGTGCAGTAAGTAATTGTCTAATACCTAATTTTTCTATATCTTGTTTTGTAATTGTTTTTGCTTCTTCTAAACTAATGTCAGTAAAACAATCACAAATAATACTAGTAATACCTTTTGTTATCATTGCATCACTATCATAATAAACTTTAACAAGATCATTTACAACTCCAACATCAATCCATATTTTACTCATACAACCTCTAACTAGTCTATCCTCAGTTCTAAGTTCTTTTGGCAATGATGTAATGTGTTTGGCTAAATCTATAATATAAATTAATCTATCGTTTTCATCTAAATAATCGAATTCTTCTTTCCACTTTTCTATCTTATTCATTCTTCAGGACCTGGGTTGGGACTAAAATCATTTGTTTTATCTTTATCATATCCGTTTACAGGATTAAGTTCTTCTGCATTTGGTAATGGGTCTAACTTTTTAGTTATATTGGGCCAAGCATCAGGCCCTGTACTATGTTTTGTATTAATGTTTAACCAATACTGTAATTCACTTGTCATATTTGTATCAGGCACTATAGCATCTGCAGGACATTCAGGTTCGCAGACACCACAATCTATACATTCATCAGGATTAATCACAACTGTATTTTCACCTACGTAGAAACAATCTACAGGACAAACTTCCACACAATCGGTGAAACGGCAATTAATGCATTTATCATTTACTATATATGTCATGAAATATTTTCTTATAATAAAAAGAGCGAGTAACTATATTTATAATTACCCGCTCTAGTAAATGAATCGCGATCGGAGGAGAGAGAGGAGAGAGAGTCACGCGATCCAAACTGTTTACACTCGCTTCATACAAGTGCTTTCTGCTAGTACCTTCCAATTGCTAGGACTTATCTTAGCAAGGTCGGCTACTTTCAAAGCCATTCTTAAACTTACTTCCCTGAACTTGTTACAGTTATCAGCGATAAAGTCAATAACTTCTGCTTCTAATTCTTTGCTCATATCATAACCTTTAAATAGGTCACCTTTATCTGCAATTTGTTTTACTCTAAGAATCTTATCTCTCATAGTATCAAGTGTAAGATCCAAGTAATGACATCTACTTTGTAGAGCCTCTAGGTGATCTTGTAACTTCTTACTTCTAACATTCTCAAATTTAATGTTAGTAATAAAACAAGCACTACCTTTAAACTCAAACTTGTCTGGGATACCTTCGCTTCTTAGTTTATTACTTTCAGCATTCCAATAAATCATTCTCTTCTTACCACTATCAAGTGCCGCCTTAAGAATGTTTAGTGCAA